TGCATCATTGGTCTTGAAGTATTCCATCCGTTATTATCTCTTGTAGTTGTAGATAGCATTTCGGCATTTTCAGAAAGCGAATTACTTGTTAAACAGCCAATTGGTAACCAGTTCCCTTGTTGTTTAATATACAAAATCCTATCGTTGCCATTGTAGAAATCCATTAAAAGTAGTTTTAATTACTACAAATGTAGTAAAAAATATTCTTTGTTTATAATCATTCTAAATAAATTTTATTACATTTGTACATATAATCAATACCAATGGTAAAAAATAGAATCGCTTTAGCTTGGGATGTATTAACAGGTGCAAATAAAAACCTATTTAACGAAAGCATTTATAAATTAGTCGGAGGCCTTACTTCCACATATAACACTACTTTAGAAACTTTAATAACAAAAGGTTACGGAGAGAATCCTGATGTTAATGCAATAGTAAATCAACAAGCCTCAAAAACAACATCAGTTCCTTATTGCGTTAAAAAAATAGATGATAAAGAGGCTTATAAAAAGTTAAAAAAATACCCTAACAATCCAACCTTTCAACAGAAGTTAGCAATTAACAAACTTAAACGCAAAGCTTACGAAACTGATACCGAGTTGCCAATGCCATTAGAACGGCCTAATGTTAACCAAACTTGGAACGATATATTTTTCCTTTATAAAGTTTATCTAAAAGTTTGCGGTAATGTTTATCTATATAAGCAAACAATTAGAGAAGGAGTAAACGCAGGAAATCCATTGCAACTTTATATACTTCCTTCCCATTGGATGCAAATAGTCTTAAAACCAAATGCGGCTTTAATGAGTATTGAAAACCCGATTGATTATTATATTATGCAACAAGGTAATCAATTAATAAGGTTTGAAGCTGCTGATATAATCCACATTAAACGATCCAATCCTTTTTATAATCAGAGTGGGACACATCTTTACGGTTATAGTGAATTGATGGCCGCTATAAGAAATATAAATAGTTCTAATAATGGAATTGATAACAATTCTAAAACAATGCTTAACAGCGGAGTTTATGGATTTATTCATGCCGGTGATGGAGCAACACCATTAACAGCAGAGCAAGGCCAATCTTTAAAGGAAAGGCTTGTTGAAATGGATAATGATAGTACAAGACTTTCAAACATTGCAGGAGCCAGTGCAAAATTAGGATTTACACGTATTTCACTTACTACCGATGAACTTAAGCCTTTTGACTATTTAAGTTATGACAGACGTACTTTAGCAAACTGCCTTAATTGGAATGTTGATTTATTAAACGAAGAAAAAAACGGAAGCGGTTTTGGTGTTGATACCATGAACGAAGCACGTAAACGAGTTGTAACTGATAATATTAAACCCGATTTAGATTTGTTAGCGGAATATTTAAATCTTGAATTTATACAAAAGTTTAAAGGTTATGAAGATGCCGAGATTGAATGGGATATTTCAGAACTACCTGAAATGCAAACAGACATGGAAACAATGTCTAAATGGGTTAACTCTGTTCCTTTAACATTAAACGAGAGAAGAGAAGTTTTTAACTACGAAGAAATTGACGATGAAATGATGAATGAAATTTATATCCCTACCGGAATAGTCAATTTAAACGATCCAACTCTTAATACGTTAATGGATGGACAAACTACGATTTAGACAAGAAGTTCAAGCCTATCGAATAGTTAGAAGAAATGTTATTAAAATAGTTAATGCTATTCCTTTTAACAATATGTCTAAAGTAACTTATGAAGCTTTAATTAATTCAAACGTTACCGAAAAACAAATAAAGGATATGTATAAAGAGATTTATACTACTTTAGGCAATCCACAATATAAACGTATTAAAAGAAGCATTAAAGTTATTGAATTAGACTTTGAGACAATTATTGCTAATTGGATTAATTCTAATATGGGTTTGCGTATTGTTTCCGTACATCAAACTTTAATTGAAAGTATTATTGCCGTTATTGCTAAAGGATATGAAGATAATATTTCAGTTGCCGATATAACAAGAAACTTGCAAAATAAATTTGGATGGTATAAATACCAAGCTTTACGAATAGCACGAACTGAAACTACAACAGCAACTAATTTCGCTACTGTTGTAGCTGCACAAAACTCCGATTTTGTATTAGAGAAAACTTGGATAAGCGTACAAGATAACAGGACCAGGAGACCGCCTAAATCTGTTTATGACCATTTAGATATGAATGGTGTTAAAGTTGATATTAATCAGCCATTTTTCACAAGTGGTGAATATATAATGTATCCTGGTGATCCAAATGCAAAGGCAGGAAATGTAATTAACTGCCGATGCAAAGTGGTGTTTACTGTTAAAGAAGATGAAAACGGATTACCAATAAGAAAAACTATCCTTTAATAGTTGCCTTAACTGTATTATTACCATAATCAGGACTTACTGTATATTGAATGTCTGCAATATCCGTATTATAAAACTGTAATAATTTTACTTTTGTTATATTATTTTTATAATCATAATCCCATTCAATAGGCATAAATAATCCAACTATATTATCAATAGTAACAACAGAAAAATAAGGAATATATCCATAAACATCGCCAGTAAATACTTTAATAGGATTTGATTGAATCCTTAAATCATCCATTGCTGAAATACCTAATAATGGTAAGCTTTCAAACTTATTTTTTCTTGTCCAATTTGATGTTAAAGTGTTTAAATCATCTTTGAATATAGAACCAATTAAAGAACCTATGCCATCCCCATTAAATACTTTTTGATTTTCTTTAGTAATTGAACTTGGTGGTAATAAACGAGTAACTGTGTGAAATTCTCCAACTAATCCTTGTGTTTCTAAAATATTACTTAATATATCAATAGAAGTATATCCTGCATATAAACCACCTATAAAACCTGAAGTATTTACTATATTACATAATATAATTTGAAAGGCGCAATCATTAATTAGTGGCGGTGTTGTTAATTTAAAAGAACCAAAAGCTGGTAAATAACCATCATCGTCAGATGTAAATGGAATACTAAATTCATAAAATGTATCATAATTTACCCAATAATTATTTTGATGTAAATAATATCCATCACTTGTTTTTATTTTAATTTTATATACAAAACTTTTTCTTGAATTACTTGCATATAATTTCATGTTTAAATTAAATGTTTCACCTAACTGACCATTTATATTATTCGAAGCTATAAATTCATAAGTTCCGTTAATAGGAAACATTAAAAAATATGGCACATTAGAAATAATTGTTGGATATATAAAATAATTTGTTGGGGCTGTTGGTGACGTTGTCCAATCATAAAAAACCGGATCTTCTTCCCATTCCAACCGGGGTATTGTAGTATCAAAATTAAAAGTAGGATTAGTTATTAATCCAGTTACTAATCCATATTGGTAATTCAATCGATATGCCGATATTGCTCCTTTTACTTCGATTTGTTGGTTTGCTCCTGCATGATGAGGATAATACCCATTAATTTGACTACCTAAAACTGTATTTAAATTCTTTGTAAAAACAGCATCAGTTGTTTGATTAATAAATTCAGTATAACCGTTTAACTCTAAATCGTTAGGTCTATAAATCCACCATTGGCCATCTTGTTGAGTTATAACTGCTGAAAATAAATTTAACATTGAAGTTAAAACCTCGTTGCAATCCATTAAAATAATATCGTTTTTATCTTTTATAAAACGATCTGAATTAACATAAATGTCTTTTAAAATATTTGTTCCTGTATAACCAATATATTCAACGTAAACACTTGTATTTATATCTAAAGACAAACGTGTTCTATCTAAACAACCTTTAATAACATCATATACCGACATTTTACCTGTAAAAGGTAATCCATTTGTTTGTACAAAAGATAAGTCTTTTAAAGCACCTAAAACATCATTGCTTTCTATATTAACATACCAAACATCATTAACAAAACTTTGTTGGCATCCATCCGGTTTAATATATCCTTCAAATATAATTTGACTGCCTTTTAATAGTTCAGTTTTATAGGTAAACTCATCTTCAAGTAAAAACTCATCAAAGGTTAATGTTTGGTTTGCTTCTAAAGACAAATCTAATCCTGTTCCTCTAATCTGATCCAATATAGTATCAACATTTGATTTTTTAAGTATAAATGTTCCGTATATTTCAGATGCAGTACCTTGATAATTGCTTTTATAAATATTTAATGTATAATCATCAAAATATAAATAATACTTTAAATTACTTCCAAACGGCTCTACATCTTCAGTAGTTATTGTAATGTTTTCGTTTAAATCTTCACCAATGGTAACAACAGCATCAGCTTGTATTAAAACTTCAATAGTATTATTAACTAAACTATATTCAATTAAATCATTTTGATATGTTTGCCGTAAAAAACTTAACAATATTTGCAAAGTTTCATCAAGCGAAGTGCCTATTGGAACTTCGTAAAATTCTGTAGGTGTTGCATTATTAGCAATAAAATCAACTTTCAATTCAAAATCACCTGTTGGATAATATAAAGGAAATGAATTTACAGTTATGGTATAACTATATCCAATTACATTAATAACCGGTTGTGCGCTAAAATCTATTATTATTTTCTTTGCCATTATCCTAAACCTAAAGTTCCTCCTAAACGTTTATTTGAGTTTAAAGTATTATTTAAAACTCCTATTAACTTTTGCCCTGCAATTTCAAAAACTACTGTTCCACCACCATCAGCACGAGAACTAAATCCACTTGAAGTAAAACTACTGTTGTTTGCACCTGCGCCGCCACCGCCACCACCACTACGACCACCACTTGCAGCAAAAGAACCTATTGCGCCTCCTGCAGCTTTTAAAGCAACACCAACAGCAATGGCGGCAATACCCGCTGCAATTGATACTGGTCCACCCGATAAAATTGCCAAATCTAATTTACCTTTTAATACTGCTAATGTTCCATATTTAATTAATAAGTCACCCATGTCAGATAAGAAACCTGCAAAGGCTTGTATTAAACTTGTTCCTATTGCGGAAAGTACATCACCACCAGTTGCTATTGCGTTTCCTATTGCTTCGCCTAATTTGCTAAAAGTACTTCCTATTGTATTAACAATTAAATCATTTGCAGAGTTATTAAAATTAAGTAATGCTTCAGCCATTAAAATAGCACCTTCATCAATAATATCAGGTATTTGAACTAAAGATGATTTTATTACGTTAGGTAATTCTTTTATCTTATTTCCAAACTCATCAACTTGACCATTAAAAACTTTTGTTCCCAAAACATCAAATAAAGGCGCAGGAATTATTGCATTTGTTACTCCTGTTACTTGTGGAGTGTTAAAAGTTCGTTTAGCAGGTTTGGCTACTTCCTCTTTTAATTTTAATTGTGCGCCAACATTTTTATTTATTTCTTCAGTAAACTTTGCTTGTTTTTTAGCATTTTCGTCTAATTCTTTTTTGTTTTTAATTAGTTCGCTATTTACTAATTGTAAAGCTACACTTAAACCACCTACTGCTTGACCAGCGCCAGATGTAGCATTTTTAGTTGCTTCATCTAAACCTTTTTGAAGTCCAATTTGCTCTTTAACTAATTTAGCTCTTTGTTCTTCTAATTTATATTGCTCTTGAGCAAGTTTAACAATTTCTTCAGTAAATGCTTGTGCTTTGGCTCTTGCTATTAATGCTTGAGTAACTCCTTCAACAGCTGTTTTTACATCACCATTTAAGATTTGTTCTTTAGATAAATTTCCAAAATAACCAGGATATGTTTTCTGTAATTCTTCAACTGCTATTTTTCTATCTTTCATTGATAGATTAACATTCTGTGCTGATGCTACCAAAGCATTTATTCCTGATATTTCAGCAGCTGAATTTTTTACAGCTTCCTCATTTGCTTTTTTTACTGCAGCGCCAAACTCATCAAAGTTTCCTGTTATCTTATCAATAACATCACCAACACTTAATCCACTTTGAGCCAACAAAGTCAATCCGGTAGTAAGAAGTGAAACACCTAATAAGATTCCACCTGTACCCATAATTGAAGAACCTAAAGCTTTTAACGCTCCGCCTGTGCTTCCTGTTTGGTTTTTAAGAGAACTAAACGCTTCAGCAGTAGCAGTAATGTTGTTTCCAATCCCGATAATACCAAATGGAGCATCCTGCGCTATTCTACTAAATTGCGTTAATGTATTACCCGCATTGGCAACCTTTGGAGTTGCTGATGCAAAACTTTGTCCTGTATCTTTTACAGCACTTTTAAGGCTGTTTAAACTTGCCTTTGCATCTTTAATCTGTGCATTGATTTCAGTAGTATCTAAACCAACTTTTAATCTATCAAGTTTTATCTTTGACAGTTCTTTTATATCAAACTCAACTTCTTTGATTTTCTTTTCAAAGTCGGTAATGTCTGCTCCAATCTCAACTGATAATTTACCTCCTGCCATTATGCTTTTATTTTTTCTTGATATTTTCTAAATTCATTCATAAACCTTTCCTTCATCTCATCCGTTACACCTGACCTAACTTGCTTTTCATTATTCAAAGGTAAAAACGCTTCCTTACGTTTAACCATCTTTTTTGGATCTTGATGCGGTGCAATGTAACTCGTCCACATTAACTCCCTTAACTTTTGCCAATCATATAAGTCCTGCCTTTTATATGCAAAAAGTCGAATTTGAAACTCCGCCCACGTCATATCGTAAACCGCTTCCAAACTCGACATTCTTAATTCACCAATGGCAAAAGAAATTACATCCTCGCTCCAGTTTATTTTTTCGTTACTATTTTTTTTTTGCTTTTATCTTCCGGAACATCCTTTGTTAATGATTGAGTAAAGGCTTGAAAAAACGATGTAACTACTTCGCTATCCATTCCAACCTCATCAATCCACTCTGCTACATCAAAAGCATCAAAGTCCGGAAATTGATTTCTACGTTTAAATCCAAAAGCACAACTGTGAAACATAATTAACGGAATCCATTTAAATGGATTCTCTGCTAATTTAGCATCAATCTCATTCATTGCTATTTTTTCAGTTTCGAGTAAGTTTCCTAAAAAACCTAATCCAAAATGAAATAAACGCTCTTTTCCACCAATAGTTAAGGTTATTTGTTTCATTAATCGTTAGGATCTGTTAATACTATTGCACCATCACCATCCAAAGTAAGTGAAAAAGTTGTAACCTCATCACCACTTCCGAAAGTAGCACTTAAATCAGTAATGTAAGCATCACCATAGTATTTAACAGATGTAGCATCATCAACATTTGTATCAAGTTTCCAAGTTACTAACGTTTTGTTTTGTTGCAATAAAAACAAAGCATCGTGTGAAGTTTTTGCATCATCACCACCTACAGTAGTTGTATCGATATATTCACCCTCTGCATCTATTGAATAACTAAAAGTTCCTGGCGTTTTTTTAATTACACCCGGAAAGCATTTAGTTGTGCTTTCAATCATTGCTAATGTTGTGTTTAATCCATTTGAAGTAAGACACGCAACAGGTTTGTATGCTGGTGAATCCCAAATGTAAAGTATTCCTTTTTCGCCTCTTATTGACATAATATTTATTTTTTATAAATTAATGATTTCAAATTCAAAGATAATAATTTTATTTATATTTATTCTAAATAATTATAAAATTTATTCTAATGTTAAAATTACTCGAATAAAGCTACGATAAACCGTTTGTGTTGCTGTACTGCTGTCTAAATTACTTGGAAACTCATATCTACGATTCACAACTGTAAATCCATCAATAGTAACGTTTTCAATTAATGATAATATATTGTTTTCCATGTCATCGTTAACCAATCTACTTCCAACATTACCGGCACCATTGTAAATTTTTACAATATCTAAAAGTGTGTATGAAATCCATTGATAATTGCATTTAGTAGCTTTGTCAATCTCTTTGTCTTGTGTTGAAATAATAACGTATTCAGTTGCATTATCATTGCCTGTTACTTGCATATCGTAACAATCATAATCGCCTATTATGGCATCGTATAAAGCTTTCCTAACGTATTTATTTGGATTTACCATATTTCTCTAATACTTTTTTTAACTTCTCTAAATATTCAGTTCTACCTTGCAATAATGCAGGATATAAATAAGGTCTTGGTCTTAAATTAACTTGCTTTATTCCTTTGCCTTTAAACTTAATCGCCTGGTCCTTTAATTCGTTTGGAACATCAACTAAACCGCCTGTTCCAAATTCAACGAATGGAGCATAAGGAGCAATAACTCCTCCAGCTTCAATCTTCCAATTTAATGGATTATCTTTGATGGCCTGTATAGATTGTCCTAATTTACCAAAGTTTGCCGGAGCGTAATTTTTAGCATTCTTTTCAATATTACGAGCAACCAATTCAGTAACTCCTTCAATATCTTTTTCAGCTTCTTTGCCGTACTTTCGTATATTAGCCAAAACAGTATTTAAGCCTTTTATTTCCATTAGGTTCTTTGAGTGGCTTGTATTTGAATATCAATATTATCCAGGTCAATATTTAAAACGCTATCAATATTGTAAATAACACTATTATAAACAATGAAGTTATCTTTTATAGAAATATTTAAATTTGGATTATTACGAACGGTAAAAACTACCTGAACAAAATTATCGTTTTGTCCGTTCTCGTTTGTTCTTGAAGCATTGTTTGTTGTTACGTTTGCCCAAAGAGTATAATCTAAAGCAGTTGTTACGGTATTTCCACCGAATCCATCGGAAACAGTTGTTGTGATCCACATTTCAATAATCCTATCGTATTTTCTTGAAATCATTATAAAAATCGTCTGTTAACATCAATATTAGATAAGACAAAATCAGGGACGCTATTCATTGCGTTTTTAGTTTCTGAATTGTAAAACCAAAAGTTTATCAATTGCAAAGCACTATCAATTAACTCCGAAGGAATATCCTCAACAGAAGTATATCCAATTGTTAAAGTAACCATATTATTCACAGTTGGAACAATAGCATAAAGAGGTCTGTAAATTATATCTAATTCGGTTTCGGTATTGTCAATAGGATAATCGTAAACTTTAACCTGTTGCACTAAAGCGCAATCTTTAAAATATACTTTATCCCGTGTTTTGAATATATGATTTGTACGTTTCTCAATAAAAGAAAGTGCAGAGTTTATCATTCCGGTTATTTCATCATCGGTAACGGTTTGCCCCTCATCGATTTTAAGATATAACTTGGCTTGTTCTAAAGAAATAACATCGGTATAATCAGTCATTATTTTTTGCTTTTAGTTTCTTTTACTTCTTTAACTTCCTCTAAATAACCATCAGTAAGCATTCCTAAAGCTTGTTCTTTAGTCAACTCAATAGTTTGTCCTACTTTATAGTTTTGTTTATTGGAATGAGTGTAAAATGGTTTTAATACTTTAAATGTCATGTGGAGTTTTATTTAATTAAAATAAAAAAAGCCACCACAATCAAGTAGTGGCTTTAGTTTAAAAAATATTAATGATTATGCAGTAGCAGTAAAATCACCGTAAACAATTGCCAATGGTTGTTCAACAGCCAAAGCAACTTGAGCCTCAATACGAGCAGTAATGTTGTTGTTCACAAAGTTTGTTCCTTCTGTTTCAGAAAACTCTAAAGATAAACCTTCAGTAGTTACTTTGTTTACTCTTGTCCAATCACCTACATAGTATTTGTTAGCAGCTAACCAAGTAGCTTTAAATACTTGAACTCCTGCAACTCTTAAAACTCCACCTTCATAAGTAACGGCAGAAGCTAAATCCATTTGAGCAGTTTTCAATATAGAAAGGTAGTCAGTTGGTCTGATAACGATACCATTTACAGTATAGTTTGCATCTTCTAATTTACCAATCTCATTGATAAGCATTCCTGCTTTAGAACTTCCTGTTATGATTTCAGTTGAAGCTGTAGCAGCACCTGCTAATACTGTGTTGAATGCAGTATTTTCAGCTTTTAAGTAATCTCTTCTCAATAAATCAGGAATAGCTGAAGTAATGTAAGATAAGTTATTACGCATTTTTTTAGAGTAACGAGCAAAACCAGCAATAAAGTTTGTTGAAACATCAACAGCAGTAAAGTCGTAATCTCTTTGGTTTTTAGCACTTCCTTCTGTTTGCGCTCCGATTGATCCTTCTCCGGCACCTTCTACTGTATAAGTATAAGTTCCACCATTGATATTAATGTTACCTGTTAAGTCAGCAACGTTTAACGTTTGTGATGGGAATCTAACAATATCGAAGTTGTAATCTCTTGGCTCTTCACCAGTAAGGTTAGCAGTAGTCATGTTTCCTACAGCTTTCAATCTGATTTTGTTGTTTTCACCAACAGTAGCAATTCTTTCAGCATTATCTTTAATTAAAGATTTGATGTTGTCAACATTTGCATTAGCTTCAGCTCTTGCTTTCTCTTGAAGTTTTACATCTAATTTGTCAGCGTGATCTTGTACAGCTTTCAAGTCAGCAGTAAATTTAGCTTCCAATTCTTCACGTACTGATTTAATATCAGCTTCAAAAGTTGATTTGATTGAAGCAGTTAATTTTGTTTCAAAAGCATCGATTGCGCTTTTTACTTCTGTAGCGGTTTTAGTTTCTAATCCGCTTTTAATGTTTGCCAATTCGGCCAATAATTTTTCGTCCATTTTTATTTAATTTTTAACGAGTTTGTAAATGATTTTAACGTGTCTAATATAAGCGGCTCATTTGTAAAAGTGTCAGGTTCTGACGGCTCATCTGTAAGTGCTTTTAATAATGTTTCTATTTGTTTTAACCTGGCATCAGAATAATCCAAATCATATGCTTTTGTTATCAATTCCATTAAACCATAATGCGATTTAATAGCTTTTATATTTTGAACTGTACTCAATTCGTTAGCTGCCCAACTTGACAGGAATGAATATTCAGCAAGTTTATACTCTGTAATTTTGGCTTTCTCTTTTGCATCCCGGCTCATTACCTTATAACCAATACTTAACTCTGCATTTAGATTGCTGTCATGCATAAGTTTAACATCTGTAAACATATCACGACCTAAATCCTTCTTCATATTGAATTGGGTTGTAGTTAGCAATCCATAAGTATCTTTAGTATCAATAGTCAAAGGAACACCAATCATCATTGTAGGGTTGTGGTCCTTTAATACTCTAATACGTTTGAAGTTCTCTGCAACTGTTTTGTTAAACGATCCATAAGCGGAAATATCACCATCGCTATCTTTAACATTGTAAACGTTAGCATAAGCAGTAACAACTCCTTTGCTTTCGTCTAACTCTTTTAAGTCGTATGCTAATTGTTTGAACTCTATTCTATCCATTAAAATTAGTGTTTATAGATACAAAGATATAAATTTTATTTAGACTTAATATAAATAGTATATATTTTTTTTAGAATGTAAAGAAAGTTTGTTTTAAGTCAAAATAGAATCGCATTGCTAAAGCATCCGAGTAATCGGGTGAATGGCCAATCAACTCCTTTACTTTTTCTTTTGGCAATATCCTCAACTTACCATCTTGGTCAATCTTATCCCTTTTAACCTGTTCTAACTCTTTAGTTATTACATCTTGAATATCGGCATTGTTGCAATCGATAAATAGTTTATTGGCCTGGATTAGTTCCGCCAATTTATAATAGCATTGTGTTTTTAGGTTTTGATACTCGACATTATTGTTTTCCTCTTTCAATGCTTTGGAATTATTTACAAATCCTTTGCAACGTACAATGTCCACAACACCACCACCAACACCATCCTCATCGGCAATAACGTTAGACAATGGAACACGATGTTTATTCATTAAAGATTTGATTGCTTCAGCAGTTTCGGTAATACTTGATTTGTCTAAAGTAAATATCTCAATAACCCTGAATCCACTCCAAACTAATATAACCATCTTATCGCTTCCATATCGAGCAATATCCGCACTAATATACATATCACCGGCATCAACAAAGTCGTTAGTAAATATGTTCTGAATCTTATCAAAGTCGATAAGCCTTGCAGGATCATTGTCGAACTCCCAATTACCATAATACAACCTTTGTTTACTATTCTCATCCAAAGCGAGTAAACTATCTAAATATGATAAAGGTAAGTTAGGATTGTCAGTTGGAAGCGATTGTATAAACTTTCTCGTTTCGTTTATAGTTCCGGAAGCGGTTGGAATGTAAAACTTTGAATAGGTCCAGTTCTTTGCCGGGTTACATGTTCCTAATATCTTCGGTGTTAAGTTATATTCATTTAATTTATATCTTATCCTGGATGTAACTATTTGCCATGCTTTAAATGATATTTGATTGCACTCATCTATAAACGCTCCGGTTATCTCTAACGAACCTAAACTATCAAAGTTTGGATCAGCGGGATAGGAATATAGATCCTTTAATAGTATTTCACTTCCATTGGTCCAGGTGATCACTCCAGTTTGACTATTGTAGTTATAAGAAGTAGATAGCTTTAAATTGGATGTCAGTTCAAAGAAAGTATTTAAAGTAGTTTCTTTTAATGTCTTTAGCTTTGACCTTCCCATTAGCCAACGAGTGCCAGGATAGGCTTGACATTGTTCGATAAGCCATAAAACACCGAGAGCGGATTTGCCACCACCGGCAGCTCCACCGTATAATATTTCCTTTGTGATATTATCTTTAAGATAATAAACAGCGTGTTCTTGCTTAATTAATAGTTTCATTTGGTTTTATTCCACTACCTAAACTAATAATGTTTGTAGTGATTTCCCCGGAGTGTTCAGTTTGTATTCTGTCACTATATACTTTAGGTTTTAATTTAGAAAGTTCCCATTTTTTTGCATCTATTTTTAACCTTTGTAATTGAACCCATCCAGTATCTATTTTGCCAGTTATTGGATCTCTTTGAGGTTCTTCCATATAATCACTTTGAATGCTTTCAAATTTTGCTTCAATCCCTTCTTCTTTTGCATGTACGTATTGGTCGGAAAATTGTACATCTTCTTTTAACCATTCATTAAAAGTATCTCTATTTATAGTTTTTGATTTTTTAATTGCAGAGCGCAAAGATGCACCATTTTTAATTTCTAAAATGATACTATTAAAGATTTTAATCTTTTGTTCTTTGCTATATGCCATATCTTTTTTTTAAATACGTTAAACCTACTCTATTGCTAAAGTAGGTAAAGAGTAACTTTAATTTACTACTCCCGCTAATTTTTATTCATTAAGTTTCTAATCGCTATATTCTTTTTTATTTCATCATAAAGCTCACCATTGAACTCCAATATGAAATCAGTTCCATTTAAAACCAAACACATTGTTTCGCTGTCGATTACATAACAGCCATTCACATCAGAGATAACAAAATCAAAGTTTCTGTATTCCTGATCATGTTCTGTTTCTATTAAAACACGTGGCTGCTTCATATAACAAAGATATATAAAAAATAATTAGAAAAATGTTTGGTAGTTTATTATAAATAACTATATTTGCATATAATTATTAACTAAAAAATCAAAAATTATGACACCAAAAGAAATGATTAAAGCAGAGTACAAAAGAAGAACAGATTTAGTAGAAGACATTAACTTTAGAAAACAATGTGTAAAAATGGCTAAAGCTTTAGGAATAACAGCTGATGAATGGAATAAAGATAAAGTTCATATTATGCTAATATTCGCAGATAAATTTTGTCAATTAGAAAATCAAGCGGTGTAATATCCGCTTTTAAAACCAAAAATTATGAAAACATTTTTATCAAAACAAAAGTACCAAGTTTACGCAATTGGATTTATTGCATTATATTTTTTAACCCGATTTTTATATTAATCATTATGAGCATTAGAGCAAAACAAAAGTTTTATAACCAAGCTGTCACGCTTGGAATAGATTTGAAGGATTTGGATGTTGAGAAATTAGATTTTTCTAATCCAATAAAACACAAAAGCAGTTTTAAGAAACGAGCTTCTGAAATAAAAGAAATGTATAACTATAAGTTTCCGGCTTATATTGAGCCACGCAGTTTTGATTTTGGATTGTTTAATATTGAATTTACAAGAAAATGACAAAAAAGGAATTAAAATTTTTACTCAAAACAGCATTTAAAGGATTTATATTTATTACTTTATTTACTATTTTATTCATCTTAATTTTTATAAAATGAAAAAGCTAATATTAGATTCAATAAAAGATTTTTGTAATGACAACTATAATTGGTTCGATTACTATATTAACTCCAAAGGCTTTGAAATTTACGATGAAGATTTTAATTGCATTGCTGTAGTTGATTTCGAGATTGAGGTTGAGGTGTATCGTAAGCCATGCACCGGCAATTATTTCAATCCACCCGAAACAGGTGAATGTGATTTTATACTTTACGAGATAACTGTGCAGGAAGTATATAACTCAAAAGGCAAATTATTGCCAAACTATAAAGTAAAACTACAAAACGAATTGGATAACGTAAAAGGAAAAATAATATGACAGCAGTAGAATGGTTAGAAGATTGCTTAACAGAGCAATATCCAAATGGTAAATTTGTTTGGAATACACGAGCAGATATAGAAGCTTTATTTAAACGTGCTAAAGAAATGGAAAAGGAGCAGTTAGAATGCGCCTGGAACTCATCGGATCAAAACATGCGTTTTCAATTTAGTAGTTCAGCATATAAAGCAATTACATTTAAACAATGGTTAGAAAATTTTAAAGAATAATAATATGAAAAAAGAAAAAAATTTAGGAGGCAGACCTAAAGCATTTATTGACGATGTGGCGGTTGTTTTGCCAATATCAGTTCCAAGCAAAGAACGTGAAAGATTGCGGATCAAATGGAACAAAGATTTGGATGAATTTAGAATTAAAAAATAAATTTGTTTATTAATTATAAATTACTATATTTGCAAACGAGTTGGTCAGAACTCGATAAATTGAAACATAACTATTCCCTCTGACATTAACATACTGACCTATGTTTTTGAAAGAGGGATTTTTATTTAAACTATTATGAAAACACTATTTGACAATTTAAAAGAAGAACACAAAGAACAATTAAAAGAAATGTTGCCGTTATACCCAAGCGCATACGCAGCACTAATTAAAACATTAGAAGAAAATTATTTGTATTCACATTTAACAGTATCGGAAGCATACAGCTTGTTAATGAATACCAGTAACAAAACTTTTAATATTATTAACCTTTCAGAACTATTTTATGAGTAATTTACCTAAAATTAATGATTTATATTCCGATAAACTTTCTATTCAAAAAGCGGATGTATTTGTAACTTTAATGAATCAGCACCCTAAACAAGAATGGGTAAAGGATCATCCTTTTATAAGAGGTTATAAATACTTACCTATTGAAAGGATTGAGTATTTATTAAAAACTATATTCAAGTCTTATAAGATTGAAATTACAGGCCAAGGCACATCGTTTAACGGTGTTTGGGTAACTGTTAGAATACATTATTTGCATCCGGTAAGTGGCGAATGGTTGTTTCATGATGGCATTGGTGCTTCGCAGTTACAAACTGCCAAAGGAACATCCCCTGCGGATTTAAACAATATCAATAATGGTGCTTTATCAATGGCCTATCCTGTTGCAAAGACAATAGCTATAAAAGATGCTGCGGATCATTTTGGTAAGCTATTCGGATCTGATTTAAACCGTAAGGATTTAATTAATTACGAATTAGATTTGACATTGATTGAATTAACACCGGAGCATCCTAATTGGAATAAGGTAAAAGAAGCTGTAAAAAGCGGTAATTATACGATTGAACAAATACGAACTAAATACAATTTATCAGATGAAAACGCAAAACAACTTATTTAAGGCACGAGCTTCGGCTTCAGGAAAGCTAATGACTGCTCCAAGAGCAAAGAGCGAAACATTATCAGAAACAACAAAGACTTATGTTTACGAATGGTTAAAAGAAAGCATTTACGGCATTCGTAAAAATATCAATAACAAAT